GTGCGGTGCACGGCACCGCTTTTAGTGGGGATAGGTGTATCCATTCTCCAGTACAAATTTCCTCAACCCAGTATAAATAAAAAATTTTTTTCGCGCCTTCGGCGCTTCTATCAAGGAGATAATAATGGCTGGTTACGTCAACGCACAAGATTACATAATCAACGGTGTAGATCAACGCACCATCGCTCAACAACGCAAAGATGAGAAATCAAACGAGGCTCGTAGAAAAGCAGAGTTAGAACGCCGCAAGAAGGCATCTGCTGCATACCGTACTGAAAAAGGTAGAAAGAACAAGCCAAAGCCATTTGAGACTCCAATGACTATTTCTGGTCAGTCCAAAAAGAAGAAGGCTACAATAAAGAAGGCTAAGTAATGTCCGAGAAGTCCAGTGACATCGCCAAACGTCTGATTCTTTCAGGTGTAGCAGAAGGTCTTACTATTGAGGCAGCCACGGCTGCCGCTGGTAAATCCTATAAGACCTACGAGTACTACCGCAGGACCGATAAGGTCTTTGCAGACAAGATGGACCGAACACGCCTTGGGCTCAAGGATAAGAACTTTGCCTCATCCGATGTCCACGACTTAACCTTTGCAGAGTTCCGTGAACGCTACCTACACTCTCGTACCTTTCCACACCAGCAAAACCTGATAGATGTAATCGAGGGCAGGGAACCTGGCTGGCTACATCCCAGTATGAAGTACGAACCAGGGCTGGCTAGTAACCGTATCCTTATCAATATCCCGCCCAACCACGCCAAGTCGATGACGGTCACTATTGACTACGTTACCTGGCAGGTTTGTCAAAACCCTAACTTTCGTGTGCTGATTGTCTCTCAGACTCAGCAACTAGCAGCCGACTTTCTCTACGCCATCAAGCAACGCCTGACTCATCCTAATTATGAAGCACTGCAACAGGCTTACGCTGCTGGCGTAGGGTTTAACTCTAAGACCGCTTCTTGGCAAGCAACCCGTGTTACCTTTGGTGATGAACTGAGAGAATCCTCAGAAAAGGATCCCAACATCGAAGCCGTCGGTATCGGTGGTCAGATCTACGGTAAGCGTGCAGATATGATTATCGTAGACGATGCGGTGACATTAAAGAACGCTAACGAGTTTGAGAAGCAGATCCGCTGGTTAACCCAGGATGTGCGTTCTCGTCTTAACCCTACTGGTAAGTTAATCATTATCGGTACCCGCGTTACAGCAATTGATCTTTACAAGGAACTACGCTCCGAGGACCGCTACCCTGGTGGACTGGTTCCGTGGAAGTACTTGGCGATGCCAGCATTGTTGGAAACACACGAAGACCCTGAGAAGTGGGTTACCTTGTGGCCAGCATCAGATGCTCCATTTGATGGACAGACAGAATCAGATTTGAATAAGGATGGACTATACCCTAGATGGAATGGTCGTAACCTTTACAATGAACGACAAGCAATGGATGCATCTACCTGGGCGCTGGTTTACCAGCAGCAGGATATATCAGATGATGCAATCTTTGACCCAGTATGTGTGCGAGGTTCTATAGATGGTATGCGTAAAGCAGGTCGCTTGGTTCCTGGTCACCCAGGCCATCCGCGTGACCTTAGTGGCTTTTCAATTATTTGTGGTCTTGATCCCGCTATGGTTGGTGATACAGCCGTCGTTTGTTACGCTATTGATCGGGTTAGTCATAAACGCTATATCGTTGATGCTATTAAGATTACTCGTCCTACGCCTGCTGCAATCCGTCAGATAATCTTTGACTGGACTGCGCTATACCAGCCCACCGAGTGGATTGTAGAAAAGAATGCTTTCCAATCATTCCTTACGCAAGATGAGGGAATCCGTCAGAACCTGGCCTCTCGGGGAGTGCTACTGCGGGAACACCATACTGGATCCAACAAATGGGACTCAGGCTTCGGTGTTGCATCAATGTCAACTTTGTTCGGCACCAAGCAGCACGACGGTAAGCACCATAGAGACAACCTTATTCACTTACCTTCTGACCAAACTGAAAACATTAAGGCGCTCATCGAGCAACTAATTACCTGGTCGCCTAGTACTAAGGGTAAGACCGATATGGTGATGGCGTTATGGTTCTGTGAGATTAGAGCACGCGAGATGCTTAACCAAGGTATGCACAAGACGCACCATATGAAGAATCCATTCCTATCTCGTAGTGAGATAGGCAAACGAACAGTTATCAACATAGATGAACTGCTCGCAGAAAAAGATCGTACGTTCATCTAACTAGGAGATAACAATGGCAAAGACATTAAAAGACAAGGTACAGAAGGCGCGCTTTAATGCAAGCCCTGGTGAGGTTGCGATTGCAGCAGGTCAAACAGTTTATCGCAATGCTAAAACAGCAAAAGTAAATCTTAATATGGGTGAAGAAGAAAAGGCCAAGAAAACTCTTACTCCACGTATGACTCAAGATCGCAACAAAACTCTTGCTCGTGGCGTTGCTATTGAAAAGCGCGAAGCAAAGAAGGCTGCAGCAAAGCGTGCAGCAGCGGCTATTGGCAACTCTCCAGCAATGAAAAAGAAGGCAGCAATGGCTAAGCCAACTACTAAGAAGGCGGGCAAAAAATAATGGCACAAATGAGAAAAACAAAAGAGCAAATTATGGCAGAACGTGCTGCAGCAGCAAAAAGAAAACCTGAACCTCTAAAGCCTAAAGTTAGAAAAACACAAGCACAAATTGATGCTGAACTTTCTGCTGCTAAAAAGGCTGCCGAGAAGTATAGAGCAACACGTCCTTCAAAAGAAAAACTTGCTGAGATGTACAACGCGCAGCAGTCTCGTATGGGTCGATCAAAGACTGTAGCACCTAAGCCAACAGTCAAGCGTCCTAGTGCAAAACCAGCACCTCTAGGTACACCTGCACCAAAGCCAAGTGGTCGTATCACTCCAATGCCTAAGACTACAAAGAAGGCTCCTGCGACAGCACCTAAGAAGCAACAGAAGATGACTCCTCAAGATGAAGCAATGAAGAAGATCCTTGAGAAGAAATACGGCAAGATCTACGGATAAGGAAAAAAATTGTTATCAACTAAAGAGGTAGTAGCCAAGGTTAATCGCCTACAAACGCGCTACTCCGCACGTGACCAGAGAATGCGTGATGTGCTCTCTGTACGTCAGGGAGACATTAGCAAGGTTTACCCTGCAATGTTTTCAGAGGAATACCCAAAGCCTCTAGTTGCTAACTTCATTGACGTAGCAGCACGTGACCTTGCAGAAGCAATGGCACCGCTACCATCATTTAACTGTGCTGCAACCAATATGGTTTCAGACTCAGCACGCAAAGCAGCAGACACACGTACTCGTATTGTTAACCATTACATCAGTGCATCTGAACTACAAATTCAAATGTACACTGGTGCTGACTGGTTTAATACTTACGGTATGTTGCCAGGCATTGTGGAGATGGACTATGAAACCAATAATCCGAGAATACGTTTGCTTAATCCTTTTGGTACTTATCCTGAAATTGATAGATTTGGTCGTACCGTCTCGCTCACGCAGGTAATGGCATCTGATGCTGAGACACTTGCAATGCAGTACCCAGAGTTCTATGACCAGATTATGCCAAAGAATGTTTACTCTCCTGGCTCACCTTATGTCTCACTAGTTCGCTATCACGACAAAGACCAAGATTTAATCTTTATCCCAGAGCGTAAGAACCTAGTACTCTCAAACATTCCAAACCCTATTGGTAAGTGTATGGCATACGTTGCTATGCGCTCATCTATCGATGGTGAAGCACGTGGACAGTTTGATGATGTTCTATCAGTTCAACTTGCTCGTGCTCGCTTTGCAGTATTGCAGATCCAAGCAGCAGAAAAATCTATCCAAGCACCTATTGCTATTCCACAAGATGTGCAAGAGTTGGCACTTGGACCAGATGCAATTATGCGTTCTGCTAACCCACAAGGTATTCGCCGTGTTCCTTTGGAACTACCACCTGGAGTCTTTACAGAATCAGGTGTATTAGAGCGTGAACTACGTTTAGGTTCTCGTTACCCAGAGGTTCGCTCAGGTAACATTGATGCCTCTATCGTTACAGGTCGTGGTGTACAAGCACTACAGGCAGGCTTTGATACACAGATTAAGTCAGCACAAGCACAGTTTGCTCGTATGTTTACAGACCTTGCTTCTCTTTGCTTTGAAGTAGATGAGAAGATCTTCGGCAATATGCAGAAGGAAATCAAGGGCGTAGACGACGGTACTCCATTCAATATGAAGTACATCCCATCAAAGCAGATTGATGGTAACTACGGTGTAGATGTTCGCTACGGAATTATGTCTGGTATGGATCCAAACCGTGCCATCATTGCTTTACTACAAATGCGTTCAGACAAACTCGTATCTCGTGACTATGTACGTCGTGAGATTCCAATGGAGTTAAATGTAACGCAGGAGGAACAACGTGTTGATATTGAAGAAATGCGCGATTCTTTGCGGGTGGCTGTTGCTCAGTATGCTCAAGCCATTCCAGCCCTTGCAGCGCAAGGTCAGGATCCTTCGCAAATCATTACGCGTATCGCAGAAGTTATCCAAGGTCGCCAAAAGGGACTCCAACTAGAAACTATTATTGGTAAGGCATTTGCGCCAGAACCAGCGCCAGAGATGCCAGTAGCACCAGAACTAATGTTAGGTGCACCTCAAGTTCCAGCAGCGGGAGCACTCCCTGCCCCTGCCTCGCAGCCAACTCCAGAACAACCAGGAGGCGCACCCGCTGCTGCTCAACGTCCAGATATAGGCCAACTACTAGCCGCCATTGGCGGGGCAGCATAAAGAGGGGGTGTAAATATGAACAAAGGATCACGTGCAGCAGCACCAATGTCAAAGCCAGTCGAAGGCAAGAAGGATACTTCTAAGCCAGCAGGTGGCAAGGTAGTACCATCAATGATGCCAGCAGGTCGTCGCGGCAACGCGGTAAAAAAGGGTTAATATAATTCTAATGAAAGGTACTGGGCGTGGAAAATAATAACAATGATGTTCCGCGTCCAGTACACTTCGCTGATTTTTTAGTTACCCTTTCAGGATTTGCACACAACATTGCATCATCTGTATCTACATTTACAGAAGAGATAATGGAAATAGCAATCTACAATGCTAATAGAAACTCTAAAGTCAATAAGGCTTGGGAGCAATTTACAAATGATTTAGAAAAGATACAGGAGGAAACCGATGGTAGATAACCCAATCAGGGGCGTATCAGGTCCTGGCAAATTCTCCGTTCGTACAGATTTACCAGCATCA